CGGACATATTTCCGGCGGGCATTTATCGTGGTTTCTAGTTTTGTTTTTATCCGAACTTACTTTCGGTGGCATATTTATATATTATGTATATATAAATATGTTCTTTATACTACAATTGATATACTGATAATTGTTTCAGACACGTGTCAACATTTGTTATTATCCGTTTTTTTTCTAAATTGTAGTCGCGTATTTGTGCCAAACACGTGCTGATCGTATACCAACACATTTTACTCACTTCAGAGCGTTGATATTTCTCCGTATCCAGTGTATCGGCATAATCCATATACGCCAAAAAATACTTGTGTTTATAAGACAGGTAATTTGATCCGGTGAATATTTCTTCGAATGGAATAACATTATGAATTGGTTTTATAGCATTTGCCTGATAACCAGTTTCCTCGCAAAACTCGCGGATCGCACAGTCGTAATCAGTTTCGTTATTGTTACGCCGCCCTTTTGGAAACCCCCATTCAGGTTCCGACCATACGGAATATTTCATGGATTCTTCAATAATGTCATTCAATGTGTAGAAATCATTTCGCAGGACGATACCAGCAACTAGAGCACTATGTTTATCACGAGAAATACTCTCTTCCAATCTATACCGATTATTACAGTATCCTTCGCCCCATATATCCTTCCAAAGTAAATCAAATTCTACGGTTTTTAGCCGTTCCTTCTCATATGACGTCATCTGTTTCATCATATTCATAATATACTCTTTGTTATGTACTGAGTATTTACCACGCATAAAATCAATGTAACCCAGAGTTTCTTTCCTACGAATCATCAGATATTCCAATGCGCCACTTTTGGATTTACGAAATGCAATTACCCCAGAGCTAGTAATCGGCATTTTACAACTACTGAATAGATGTCCCGGTTTACCACAATTATTACAATACGTATTTTTATTCATTCAACCTTTTTATATATAATAACAGTGTTCTATATACTTTCAATACATGGATTTCGTTCCTGATATATGGGGACCACATTATTGGTTTTTTCTACATACAGTCGCAGAGTCGTATCCGGAAACTCCTAATGCGGTTACAAAACGTAAATACTATGATTTAATACAAAATATGCCACTTTTCATACCTGTACCTGAAATTGGTAATAAATTTAGCAATCTCATAGATAAATACCCGGTTAGTCCTTACTTGGGTTCTCGCGAATCCTTTGTGAGATGGGTCCATTTCATACATAATAAGGTAAATGCGTCATTAGGAAAAGAAGAAATATCCTTCTTAAAATCAATTGATTTATATAAATCACACTATAAGGATAAACCATTTATATTAAGCGAAACACTCAATATGCGTAAGCATTATTTGCATGCAGCACTTACATTTTCCTGCATATTTTTAATATACAAACTTGCAAAGGATTCTTAGATATATATATAGTATAAGATGCGATTTGAAATCGTTATATTTTTGATAACAATCTTTATAGTCGCCAATATTTACACGGATGGCAAATACTTGAAAATCGCGCTATCCTGGAAGAAATATTACCAGATGATCGGTGTTGCATTTTTTGGATATATGTTATGTTGGTTGATGAGAAAAAGTCCGGAGAAAGCGCAAAGCATGTTAGTGGCTTCAAATGAATATCTTAAATATCTTCCAGTCGATAAAAGCACTACGGATTTTATTTCTCCTATCTTAGATTTTACATCCAAACACGATTTCGGCGGACCAAGACCACAGCAATATGAGAGTCGAATATTACATTCTGGTGGCGGAGGTAGAGTCGAAGAGACGAGCGGAAGAGTAGGTGCCACCAAACGCTCTGTAAGTGAAACCAAGAAGAAATTTGTAGCAGCACGACAAAACTGGCACTGTGGCGACTGCCAAAAACAGTTACCGGCGTGGTTTGAGGTAGATCACACGATACGATTGGAAAATGGTGGCTCCAATCATGTCGATAATTTAGTTGCGTTGTGTAGAGATTGTCATGGTAAGAAAACTGCCATCGAAAATTTATAGGAGTATATTATATACTCGTTTAGGTAAATTATGTCTGATAATCCTTCATACATAACTAACATTTTAAATATGCTGGGTATTGTAAACCAAACCCAACTATTGCTTATCGCACTATTCATAATAATAATAATGAATTTATTTTATGTATCTGACGCAAATGTATTGGAATCTAGATCGCAAGCGATTATAATTACTCTTGTAACAGTTGTGATTGTTGCATCATTATACAAAATGGTTACAGGAGGAAAAGGTAAAGACTGGGTTATAACGGCGATTACAGTTGTTACAATTATTGTCTTCTTGTTCGGAGGTGTTATTTTAGAATTTTATGAGAAATACATCAAACGTACCGCGCTATTTAATAGCATTTCCGATAATGCAAACGGTAAACTTATTACTAATATTATACAAATTAGTCTCATTATATCAATTATTATTGTAGGAATATCCGCTGCGAACAACGTTATCGGGCGGTATTTGGTAAATTCAACATCATGGACCGGATTTATATTAAATTTGATTGTTTACATACCATGTCTGTTTGAAGACTTGATTAAATATGTCAAACAGGAATATGGATTGACATCTAGTGTGACGTTTATACTACTTGCAGTTGAATTGTTATTGATTACCGCTTACGTGTCACTCCCTATGATATTATCGTCAAAGCTGAAGAGTGGAAGTACAGAGGTTATGAATGAACCTGAATTTTTAGATATTGCAGTTAGTAAGACGTTTGTTAAACAGGACGTAGGAGAATACGAGTCCAAGCGAACTAATTATGCGTTCTCTATGTGGGTATATTTGAACCAACAAAATAATTCCAGCGACAACAACCATATATTCTCATATGGAGGTACATATCCGAAGATAGAATATGTTAAATGTAAGAGCGAAACAAATAAGGACAAATATAGATTCACGATTGGCACGGATGTTTACGATATAAATATGCCGAATCAAAAATGGAATAACATTGTTATAAATTTTAACAATAATAATACAGTTGACGTTTTTGTGAATGGTAATTTAGAAAGAACATTTGAAAGTCGTATGCGAAACATAACAAGTAATGTTACTCAGAATGCGATTAATATAGGTAGTAATAATGGGTTGTATGGCGCAATTTGTAATATAAATTATTACGCAATCCCACTCACACAAGGTCAAATCGTGCAACAGTACAATTTACTATACAATAAAAATCCGCCTACAAATAATATAATGTAATTTTATATATATATATAAATGGATTATTTAATCGTTCTCTTAGGAACCCTTCTTGTTGTTATAATTGTGTACATGTTGTATACCAATTATTTTTCCAGTACAACTCAACTATCAGGCGAAGTAGATATGAAAGACAAGACCGCCGATATAGCAGTGGATAAACTGACGAAACCCGATTCTACAAGATACTCGTATAATATTTGGATATACGTCGATAAGCCCGCCTCCGGATCGAGAACTATATTCAATCGCGCAAATGATCTAGGCTTGTTTTTAAATGGCGACACATCGGTGCTTGAGGTCCGTTTATATCGTAGGTCTGGCACATCTACTGCCATCGCGACCGATAATGCAGTATACCAATTGAGTAATAATTTCCCGTTACAAAAGTGGGTTTACATTACCGTTAGTGTAGACAATTCCACAATCGATATGTATTTAGATGGAAAGTTGGTTAAATCTGTGATTTCCGAGAGAATTGTATCCGGTAATAAATACCATAGACCGGATGCTACATCTCCTATCACATTCGGAGTTAATCCCGGTATGTATATGACAAAGTTTAATCGTAAATTGGCACCGTCAGATCCTCAGACGGCTTGGAATTCGTACATGGAAGGAAGTGGCTCGAAGCTAGGTCTCAGTAATTTAGCAAATAGATACAACATTAATCTGGCGATATCAAAAGACAACATACTATCTAATACAATTCCTATTTGGTAACTTTATTTATCCAATATAATTATATAGAATGGATTTCAACAAACCGATATTAGAACAAATATCCGGTCCTTCGTCAAGTGTATCGGACTCAATTACTAGTGCGACCGATAAAATTAGCTCGAGTTTTAATAGCATATCATCTGCTAGTCTTGGTGACGCAAGTAGTGAGTTCATCAATTCGAATAGTATTATATCGAAATTTGTATTTTTGCTATTAGTATTAATCGTCTTCATCATGTTGATGAATTTAGGAGTATATATAATCAGTTATTTTTTAAGACCCAATACGACGCCATATGTAGTTAAAGGATTGATTAATGGTAACAGACAAATAATTGTGCCACAAGATCCGACGAATTCCAATTCCATTACTATTTATCGTTCAAACAACGAAGACAAGGGTTTAGAATTTACGTGGACGGTTTGGCTGCATGTAGACGCACTACCATGGGGCGCATACAATCGTATATTCAGTAAAGGAAATGGTACGAGTCAAAATGGTCCAACACTGTCTTTATATAAAGGCACAGACACCTCCGGAGCGAGTGACAATACTGGAACTATTAAGATAAGGATGGATACAGTCGCCGCCGAAACAGCCACTGATGGTAATGTTGTCGATATTAAAAACATACCGATGGGACGATGGTTTAACTTGGCTGTCCGAATGCAAAATAAAATTATGGATGTATATGTAAATGGTGTCGTAGCGAAACGACATGTATTCAAGAATGTCCCCAAACAGAATTATAGCGACGTACAGGTAGGTGGTTTTAATGGTAACCTATCTGATCTGAGGTATTTTAATTCAGCATTGAATGTCTTCCAAATAAATAACATTGCTATGGCCGGACCTAATCTTACAGCGGCGAATTCGTCAACGGATACTAAATTTGATTATTTATCCAGCTCGTGGTATAAACCTCAAGCATAAATCAATATTATAATATTTACTTATTATAATATATGGCAGATAATACTTGTACTACACTCGCTCAACGCAGAGCTTTCTTGAGTTTGAGTATGCCTCCGATTCGATTTAATGGTTTGGTGAATCCATATGTAAATAGTACTGGAGCCCAAGTTTATACGACGTCTCAATTGGATATGCGAAGGAAAGCTGAGATACTACAATACAATAAGAGTGCATCACAAACCAATAAATTAACCAAATCACAGAAGTTCGCACAGGCGATAGGAAGAACTGTGAATACAAATACATCATTTATTGGAACAATTATAGGAAACGCACTTATTGTGTCTTACGTTACTCAAGGAAAAATTTTAGTCGGGCAGTCTATATTAGGATTTGGAGTTGCCATAGGAACAATTATTCTCGGGCAGTCTACCGGCGTAGCTGGCAACGTAGGAACATATACAATAAACATTTCGCAGAGTATAACCAGTGCTACAGTCATGCGTGCAAACGCAATCATTAGTACGACTAATTGCGTCAACGATCTGTACGTGCCTTCGCTTTCATCGTCATGTGATGTTCCTGGACCGGTTATAACTTTGCGATATGATCCAACAGTTCCATTATATAACTACGCACAGAATGTTGCATCACTGGGTTTAATAAATTCTGAAAATACCGATCAGTTGACGGATAGCACAAGCAATAATATAATCGCGTATGATTCGATCGAGACTACGCTTGTGGATATAGCGATAGGTAATATATCTTCGCAGACGACAACGTTCTCTATAAATAGTCCAATTGGTATATACGTTGACGGTACATCCGCTAGTTCTTCCCCTGGTGATATAAGCATAAGTAGTGTAACAATTGCCGTTTATTATAATGATACTAATTACTTGTTGACATCTGTAGCACAACCTACAATTACGGCGACGACTGATCTAAAAACAGCGAGATTCACACGGACAGCATCATCTCCGTTCAGTGGAGTCATTTATGTTGGTAATCTGGGTATAACAAACCTGACACTACCTACGATGTATGGATATGTTTATAAAATTAAGGTCAAGTTTAACATGACTAGTGGTGCTACCGGTATAAATAAACGCGTGTATATGAATGTCACTAATGGAACGACTACAAATTGTACGTTGGTAACTACTTCCAATCCGTCGCCACAAATACCATATTCGTTATCAGGTGTATAATTCGGCTAATATGCTTGTAATATTGTTTTTGGTATAGATATACCATGCAATGTTCTCAAACATAGATACAAACGCGTCTTGTAGAGTTTCGTCGACATCGACAGCGACTGTTGGTATATCAACATGTACCTTTTGTATATCTACATCTACCTTTTGTATATCTACAGCGACTGTTGGTATATCTACATCTACCTTTTGTATATCGACAGCGACTGTTGGTATATCTACAGCGACTGTTGGTATATCTACATCTACCTTTTGTATATCTAGCTCGACCTTTTGTATATCTAGCTCGACCTTTTGTATATCTAGCTCGACCTTTTGTATATCTAGCTCGACCTTTTGTATATCTAGCTCGACCTTTTGTATATCTAGCTCGATTATTTCAAATTCACCAACTTCATCTATTTTAGTATCCATTAAATGTTGTCCTGCGTTAGTGAACGCCCAGCATGGTATATGCATATACATATTTTTAATATAAAAATTTTGCAAAAAATACATATTAATAAATAAATGTATTTTTATTCCCGTTCTACTTGAGCGTTTTGGGTGAGTGTCGGGTTCAAGCACATCTTCTTAGACGGAAATATCTGTCCTGACATACACTTTGCTTCATCATCTACCATAATACACCCGCGTTTGTCTGCAACTTCACCGACCAAGCACCAACCCACTTTATTACTTGAAATTGGGTTTTGTATTGGGTTCGCCGTGGTGTCCGCATCCGGATCATTAACCGGTTTTGGTCTAGATAGATTTAGAGCTGAATCTAATTGTGTTGTGTCAACACCACCCTTACTTGCTGATATCAGCAAGTCACCCACACTTTGGACGGTTCCCTCTGCTATATCAATGCCAGTCTTTGCTGTATCGGAAACTACATCAGCCGTTTTATTGATAACCGCTCCAGTTGTATACCCAAGGAGCGACAGTATAGGTCTTATAATCGGAGTAAAAATAGCAATGATAGTTTTTATCGCATTGCTAATATAGTCTAACAGATTGAACCCCATAAATGATAGTGCCAACAGACCAACTAAAACAATTATAAGAATATTCTTTCCACTAAATGATTCCATATTAGGTGATTCCGTATTAGACGAACTTAAAGTCTCATATTTCGGTTGAATACTTTCCATCTGCGTATATATTTATAATATATATATTCGTTTGTAATATCTGTTTTTTTTATACAATTATAATAAAAATTATGGGAGCCTTTAATTTTATCGAATCATTCTTCTTATTGAGTTTAGGAATCACGTTTGTCTTGATCGTTCTCTTGGTATATCACTTTAAGCAACGTTTGAGTTCTATGGAACAGAAGTGCGATACGATGTTTGACATCGTTCAAAATTTAGTTAAAGAGTTAAAGGTAGTTAAAACTGCGTGTTTAGAGCAACCATTTACTTGTTCTCGTATGGAACCGGCATGTATGATGCAAGAGTCTGATGAAAACGATGATGACGCAGATGATTCTGATGTGGATTCTGATGTGGATTCTGATGATGACGATGATGATGAGGATTCGGATGGAAATGACGACGATGATGAGGATGCGACTAATGGAGATGTTAAGATAATCAATATGAGTATAGGCGATATCATTGATATAATTGAAACTCAGTCAAACGAGTCTGAATCAGATGAAGCTCTTGTTGAATTAGACGTGACTGAACCAGTCCCGTCAGTCCACAAGATCATAGTTACCGATTACAAGAAAATGACAGTCGCTGAATTGAAACAAATTGTTTCGTCACAAAATCTCGCGACTAATGCGAGTAAACTTACAAAAACCGAATTACTCAAGTTATTGGAAAAATAATACAAATATATTGTATAGATGGAACGTCAATATAGCAAATACGACAGTACTTTAGTATTAAAACCCATATTTTCACCATTCGACAAACCGATCGTATCGAACGATGATAATAGTAAATTGATTGAAACCAGTTCAATCAAGTCTAATTCAGATTATCGCAGATACATGATTGAAAAATCTGAAATAATCAGAGAACAGAATACCAAAGAATACGTAAAAAGCATTTAGACAATAGATAGATATAGAATATAATTCAATATCTATGAGTGTTGTGAGTATTGATATCGGGATTAAAAATATGGCATATTGTGTGTTTGATGCAAGTGGCTCCGTTCTCGACTGGAATGTGGTTAATTTAATGGATCGAGAGCCAGAAACGAAACAATGTACGGTCACGTGTGTTAAAAAGAAGATATCCAGTGTTTGTGGTAAAAAGGCAAAATATGACAAAAATGGTGTTTGTTATTGTCAGACTCACGCCAAGTCAAGTGCTTTTTTGTTACCTGATAGCAAATGTTCTCCTGGTAAGATTAAGAAACTTAAGTTAGAGGAATTAAAACAGCTGGCTGCAAGTCGATTTATTACGCTGGTAGAAACCGATGTAAAGCCGGCGATTATATTAAAAGTAAATTCATTCTTTTTGGAAAAGACACTTGTGCCTATAACAAACAAGAAGGTGAATGCTGGTGCATTAGACTTGGTCGTGATAGGTAAGAATATGAAAACCGAATTTGATAAAATCGCATCTTTCAAGACCGCGAGCCATGTCATTGTGGAGAACCAGATATCACCCATCGCAACACGAATGAAGTCGATTCAAGGAATGGTAGCACAATATTTTATAATGCGACATGACGATATCAATATAGAATTCCTTTCATCGGCCGGTAAACTCAAAGGATTCGAAAAGCAGAATGAGAACGTTGATTCCGAATACCAACAACATAAAAAAGACGCAGTTTTCTATTGCAGCCGGTTTCTGGAAACGGAACGATATGCAAATTGGAATACAGTTCTCAATACGAAAAAGAAGGATGACTTGGCCGATTGTTTTTTACAAGGAATTCAGTGGATGAAACGCAAAAATATAATATCGTTTGCGTAGAACTTAAACATTATTTATGTATATTAATAATAAAATGGAAGTCATTGATCTGAATAGTTTAGACCCGATTACAATGAATATCGGGGAATCCAATACGCGGACTACCAATTTCGGATCTGGAATCGAACTTCTCATGAATGACAAGATGAAGAGTTCTTCATCCTCGACGAAGATCGATTTAGGAGAACTTGATAATTTAGAGAATGAACTAAATGAACTGTCGTCAATGAATATGCCAGTAACCTCTCAGCAGACCGATAATAAATCGATCAGTGGGTTTTTCGGATTCAATCGTTCCGATCCACCGATCAACTCAAACACGGATACTACCGATTCTAAGCTCGGTGGAGCGACAGTTGATAGCATTGGTAACACCAAGACTTGGGATGGGTTCTCCAAGCTGAACGAAGTTCCTGTTGGCGGAGGCGGAGGTAATGCGGGGGCTGGATTGAATGAGCGCGAGAAACGCCGTAAGAAGCGTAACATGATTAAAAATCTGGAGCAATGGCACGAGAAGGGACTTATTAAGAACATCTCGCGCTTCACTATGGATTCTAGTTATGAGGAGGTTGAGGATGAATATGAAGGCGCGCTAGACGATAAGCGTAAGCGTGATGCAGTGAAGATGCAGCAGAATTGGATGATTACTGCAATCAATACCATTGAGTATGGAAACTCGATGTTTGATCCATTCGGAATTTCTCTTGATGGGTGGGGTGAATCTATCAGTGAGGACATTGATAGTTATGACGAGATTTTCGAGCAGCTCCATGAGAAGTATAAGGGTGGAAAGATGAGTCCCGAATTGAGCTTGCTTATGCGGCTCGGATTCAGTGCAAGTGTGGTACATTTCAGCAATAAGGCACTTTCTACCGCCGCACCCGGATTTAATGATGTTATTCGCCAATCTCCAGAGCTGATGCGTATGTTTACTACTGCGACGGTTGACTCCATGAAGCAGACTGCGCCGGGTATGGCATTTGCTAGTGAACTACTGAATAGTAACAGGCCGACTACTATGAATCAGCCCCCTCCGGCACCGGTTGAGACACGCAATTTCGCACCCCCACCTGCAAGTGCTCGCCCAGGTAATCAATTCATGCAAAGTCGTCCCGACATAGATGCTGGACGTGGTACAACATTCAATTTTGAAACTACTGCTGCCGAGCCACAGCCTAGATCGACACGACCTGAAATGTCTGGACCGCGAAATATGGATATAGACAATATTCTGTCGGGATTGAAGACGAAGAAGGTTGACATTTCAAATGATGACGATTCTATGATGAGTATCTCTAGTTTGAATGATATTAATGGTACCATGATGCCTAAGAAGTCGTCCAGGCGTCGTAATAAATCTGACAAGAATGTGATCTCGTTAGACATCTAGGGGGAACCTACGGTTCTAGAAAACGAAGTTTTCAACTGCGCCTTCGGCGCAACCCGAACCCCATCCCTTGCTTGGGAAATGTACCCCCTAACCCCCTCCTTTAATTGGACTGCTTCTTTTATATAGATGATATTTTACTCATGTGAAATATCATACTTATTTACGCCTCCTCCTTGTTATACGAGTAGATCCAGTTGCCCCATATAGTATTAGTTGGAAACTGTAGTCCCCATGCCTTACTATGATCCTGGCTAATTGATTTTTCTGCGTATTCGGTGGCCGCTAGTTCTCTGCCGCTCAGAACGCGACCATGACGGTCCTCATATTTATCTCGCATTGCTTTATTATACCCATGATCGTTACAATCATAACCATCTTTAGATTTAACGTTACTATCTGGTTCGTCTTCTGAATCACTCTCGCATTCAGATGAATGGTCGGTTTCGTTGTTTTCCGTTTCGTAATAATCATCCAACTTTATCTTTTTTTGGTCTACGGTATTATAAGCTACAACCAACATAATCAGAATGTCCTGTTCTTTTCTTGGCAAATCGGATGCGATTATTTTTCGTATCAATGAAGTCTCCATTTTTATATAGAATAAAAAACGAACATCCTTATATTGTTTTATACGATATAAAACAATAAAATAGATTTAGAAAAATTCGTTTTAAAGGGCACCCTACACGTTTACATATGCATTATTAGTAAAGCTCCACGTTGTTCCTGTAGCATCGCTTGCCAAAACGAAGGATGTGTTTGCTGCGGGACTCACAAGAGAAAACGTTGCTCCGCATGGATTCAGGAAATTGGTTCCATTTGTTATATTGTATGGTGAATTTTTGGTTGAGTCTATCGGATTGGCATTACTATCTTGCGGGTTTCCATTTATGTCTAAACCAGATGGATAACTATTAATAGCAGTTGAATAACCTGTGTCGGGTGGGCTAGAAATCACATACACTTCTACAAATTGCCGCTGCGACCCTATATTTTCTTTTATAAGCCTAATTTTATATTGATATGTTGCCGCTCCAACAAGGTCTGTGTAATAATTATAAAATGTAACAAGCAGTGTAGTTATTGAATAATTTGTGCTAATAAAGTTTGAATAGTAAAATGTTTTTAACAACCTGTCAAAATTACCAAGTAATATTGCGGGCACGGTAGCACGTGAAATATTAACTTCTAGATTTGGATTTGGAGTTCCGAATACTAAAGCATTGTTAGACGACCAATATAAACTATCTGTGCGATTTACACCGAAAAAGTTAAATGTCATACCGGCCATAGGTATTGGTACATCTCCATCATCTAATGCTGAAAATCCAGGTGAAGTCGCATCATAAAGTATACCTGGTATACTAACTTGCGTGAGATTGCTAATATCAGACGAACCGATTCCATTGAGTATGCTAATGTTAAACGTAGCCATGATCCATGAATAAGCCTTTCGGTGTAGAGCCAAACCAGACCGTTTTTTACCCATTAATATATATAAGTATATATTAATTCGCATAATTTATAAGCATAATTTATAACATAATACACTCCAACGAAAGGAGGGGGTTAGGGGGGACCTTGGTCCCCCCTGAATAGTGCCTTATCTACTGTAGTCCTCACACAAAAAAGGCGATGTAGTGCAATACCCGAGAGGAACAAAGCGACCAGTATATGAATGAACTGATATTGTGGTAAAAACCAATGAATTATAAATGCACCAATGATCGTAAAAACCAAATCAACGATCGCAATATCAAATAAACGATATGCATGCGCTCCCTCCCCTACCTTTCCGAATATTTCGCTATATTTGCATGGCATTTTATATAGTATACTACCAATTAAAAATCTAATTATATTGATTTGTGTTTAAGTGTGTATGTACTACAGTTGCGTCGATTATTATATTTACAAGCCTCGTCTATTACGTAATCATCAACCGTAGTATTTTTATTCTCGATTACGAGCTCTGCATATTCTAAAGTCATCCAAGTAACCTCGTCTTTCATGGCTTTAAAATTTTTATATTGCGATGAAGAAAATCGTAGTGGTGGAAATATATCACCCGGATGTGTAGGTGCATTTGAACTAGACTCCGCATTATTCTCGTATTCGAATTGAATTGAACTTGCTGGGAACTCCTCGCCTTCTTTGCCATGCCACCACTCACTAAACGCAGTACGTCTTCCAAACTCTGGGTCCGTTGCATCTAGAAATCCGATTCCAAATGTATTTATAAATCCAAGTATTGGTTTTTCTGATACTGTTACCGACCCACTCAATTCAAAACTTTCCTTTCTATCAAAAAATCCAGGTTCGGTGTATAACCATGATTTAGTTTCGGTGAGAAGATCCGCGAAACTGTTACTATCTATATAACCATGCCGTAGCTTACCGTCTGAGCCTTTACGAACCATCCCTACAACTGAATGCCCGCTACCACTGAGCGATGATACCGAAAAACGATACATACATATGTCTTTATCTGTTTTACCTCCTACGCTCGTAGACCACCGGTCGTAGATATTATCAGCGGCTGCATTAGTCTTTTTTATTATTTCATTCCAAGATTCAAATCCATTAAGTGTATCAGGTTGTCCGTATAATGCCGAGTCAGAAGTATGGGCGCCCGTCTTGATCCAATACCTGGCATTCTCAAACGAATCATTATCGCCTACACCAGACTCATCAGAATCGATAGCAATCTTTTCTGGCGATTTATGTTGTTTCCATATTTTATATGTATCTTCACCAGAAGCCGCTGACGCTGCTAATTCCGCAGTCGGAAGACACGAACCGCCAGTATTTGCGAGTGCTAAAAAAATGGAATCCGCCTTATATTCGTCGTCACTAAAGGCTTTGTTGATTTGTTTTTTTGTAAGGCTCTTTGCAGTGAATCCTCTCGCTGCGAGTGTTTCATCCACATGACCGTTCAATAATAGTAATGTTCCAAGTAATTTCAATAAAAACTGTCTAACACCTCCTTTCATCATATGTCTTACGGACATACTACGCCTTTTTATACTTCTACCTGGTGACCTTACGCTTCTACCGGGCAACATTACGCTCTTACCCGGGGACCGTACGCTTCTACCGGTCAACATTACGCTCTTACTCGGGGACCGTACGCTTCTACCGGTCAACATTACGCTCTTACCCGGCGACATTACGCTTTGTCTCTTTATAGTAAATTGATTCAATCGCTCATACCGATGTAATATGGAATACAATGCCATATACTTCTCATTTTTGTTTGAATATACGGTAGATTCGTTTTGTTTTATCTTCAATAACATTGAATATGTTACTCGACAACGAGCGTCATTGCATATCCCTTTGAAAGCTGGTAGTTTTTTCAATATACGATTTTGTAATAACTCGATTTGTTCGTATTGATTGTTACAAGACATTATATATAATATTAATATTTTACATATATACGCCGTTCAAATTGATTCGGAATCTGGATTTTGATATGTACCTCTAAACACCGTATTATGTCTAGCTCGTTCTGGGTCCTCTTTCGTGAAATTATACCTAAATCTTAGAGTAATGTATGCAACTATCGAGATAAACAGAGCTATAATTACATACGCACTATAATCAGAACCGAATGTATCTGTATCTGATTCATTAGTTGTATTATTCATTGTTTGGTTTAATTTCATCTATATAAAATTAAATCAATTTTTAACGTTTGCGAGTACCACGACGCTTTCCCTTCTTCCCTTTTTTGACCGACTTTCCCTTCCTTCCTTTTTTGACCGACTTCCCCTTCTTAGTGGGTTTCATCTTCTTTGCTACTACAACGACTTCAACCTCCTCTTCCATTTTGTCTTCCATTTTGTCTTCGACCTTGTCCTCCATCTTGTCCGCACTCTTACTCTCAATCCCATTGGCCTCCTTCCAAGCATCATACTTAGGCCTCACGTGGCTGGATAACTCCATCGGAGGGACGTCCTTGTTCTCCTCCTTATCTCTCTCTTCAGCTAAAAAGTCAAGCCAAGCGTTTCCCATTTCGTTTTGTATATAATACGCATAGAATTTTATCTAACACATTAACACTTTGCGCCATTAATATCGTTTCAAATATTCGTGAAATTGGATATTGAAATCCACTATCGGTTTGGGATACTTGATTTTGGGATATTCGGAATGTGTTACATTCCATTGAGAAATATCTCGTGGCGAAACATCCGCCAATTCCGGTATCCATAGTTTTATATATTCTGCATCCTCGTCAAATTTATCTATTTGGGTCCATGGACTAAACACGCGAAAATATGGCATGTGATCCACCCCTGTACCCGAAATCCACTGCCAGTTTCCATTGTTATTAGCCACGTCATAATCCACCAGTTTCTTTGCAAAGTATTTTTCTCCCCACTTCCAATCAATCAACAAACCCTTCACTAAAAAGGTAGAAACTACTAAACGTCCCCTGTTATGCATCCATCCAGTGGCATTCATTTGTCGCATCGCTGCATCCACCAGCGGAAATCCGGTTTTGCCTTTACACCATAGATCAAACTGGTGCGAATTATTCTTCCACTTGAATGTATTCTTCGGATCTAATTCCGGATAGCCGAAGAGAACATGAGCGTAGAAGTCGCGCCATATCAGTTGTCGCCTTAATTCGCCTGTGAATTTTGCATATACTTCGCGGACAGAAACACAACCAAATTTGATGTAAGCCGATAACAATGATGTATTTGTAGCGAATGTATTACGTGTTTCCGCATACGTCTTGGAAAGTTCCTTTGCATGTGCCAGCCGTTTGATACCCTCGGTTCTCCCACCATGAACTAGAACATCGTCGTTTTTATTCACCAATAAGCGCCTTGCACCTGATAGTGGTATCTGTGAGAATATTATTTTCGACTTTTGAGAACGAAGTACGGACCTCTTCGTAGAAACGGATGCCTCTACTGGCATGTGGATAACCATATCATAGAATGGTGTGAATTTCTTGTAAATCGTACCCGATTTACTAGTAATGGTTCCAGGTTCGTATAAATAATAATCCTGATACATCGCGCATTTAACTTTCCTCTTATTACATATCTTAGATATCTCGTCATCACGCAGAATTGCATATGGAGTATAATCACGATTGAAGTATACGGCGTCAATATCAAGTGCTACTATTAAATCTTTAATAATCGCAGCATTTTTTCCATAAAATGTGTGGAGTCCACCACCCAGATCCGCAGCCAAATCTTCTAAACTTTCTATCATAAACTGTATAGCATTATCCGACTTGTACGGATTGGCCTTACTAACTTGTTCGGGTGTGAAAATGAAACATGTATATACATTCTCACATTCGTGCGTAGCATAATGTAATGCCATATTATCATCAATCCGTAAATCCCGTCGGAATATAAAAAGACCGTTCTTATGTTGGACCATTTCCTAGAATATCCATATATTTTTATTTATATCACTATATAAAAACACATCGATATAATAGCATATAGCATGAATGAGACGATTATTACGATTGGTTTATATTTGATGCATATTTATACAGTAATTCAAATAAATCTATACGCGTTTTGGATGCAATGTTTCGAAAATAGTATCGTAGTTCATTGGATCCGTAATCTTGTATATGCAATTCGTTTGAGAATCTGTAATTATAAGATCGAACCAAATTATCCTTATATGTGTATTTGTTCGGGTGACAAAGAACTATATTTACCGATTGATCCAGTATTTCAAGCGCATTTGTCGGGTACATTTAATGTTCTGGCAAATGGTATACCATATGCCGAAGGTGTTGAACGTTTGCTACTTATGCGGATCGGCGAAAAGATGATTTCACGTATATTTAGAGTAAATAATGAGGATTACAAAGTAGATTTTGTAAAATCACGAAAACATTTTTTGAGTATTGAGTATACACACCCTGATATGAAGGAGCGGATCGTAATTGATCTAGATCCCGCTATTTATTTAGTAGGAAACGAGATTTTGTCATCGCTATTCGTATTACGATGTCTACAATACCAATCCGATGAATATGTATTTGATGACAGATACGTTTTAGACATAATGGATTCCAAGATCCGAATGTTGACTCTGAAGGCGGGTGAATATATTCTGATTGGTAACACAGAATACGAAAAAAGGGTATAAAGATATAGTGTTTGTATAGTATACGGGAAGGATAATGGAAACACCCACAATTCCAAGCCACAAATTGCTTGGTAAATGGGATTTGTATTACCATTTACCACAGGACAAAAATTGGGACTTAAGTAGTTATAAGGTTATTATGAGTAACATCAACACAGTCGAGGATGCTATTGCAATTAATGAGAGTCTGACGGAGCATGTCGTCAAGTTTTCCATGCTATTTGCTATGCGATCGGGTATCACCCCACTATGGGAGGACCCGAAGAATCGGACAGGTGGCTGTTTCTCTTTTAAGGTTATTAACAAGCAAGTCTTTGAGGTTTGGAAGGCATTATTTTATGCTATGTGTGGGGAAACGTTATGTATTAATAGGCAGCACAGTAAGCTGATTAACGGAATCACCATTTCCCCCAAACGGAATTTTTGTATTGTGAAGATATGGTTGGAGAACTGCACGTTGCAGGATCCGAGTGTTATTATTGATATCCCCAATTTACAGAAACAGGGATGCTTGTTTAAGAAACACGCACCTGAATTTTAATTTATTGTTTTATAACTTATTTGATTGAAGTTATAAATCTAATGTTTCTTTATCGTTCGCTTACGTTTATATTTCCTGGTTTTTGTGCGTCCATCTTTTAATTGTTTTTTTGTATTTCCGCTTTTTGTATTTCCACGTTCTCTTTGTTTTTTTGTTGTATTCCTACGTCCTCCTTCATCAGGGCCTCTCTTTCTTTTATCAGATTGCGCCCGGGAAGCTTCAATTATTTTATCCGATTGCTCTCCGAAAGCTGCAATTCTTTTATTCCTCGCTTCAAGTGTACTGTGAGGCGGCGGGGCGGCGGTAAGTAATCCAGTAAAAAGAGAAGGAGATTGTGGTAAGTTAGCAATTCTTTTAGATCTTGCTTCTTGTAGGTCATTAGCGGGACCGCTACTAGAATTACCGAAAGCACTAAGTGTCTTTTCTAATAAATACCACATCATAAAGTCTCCTATTGAACTTAGTTCACTCGGAGGCATACCACCCATTCTTGGAAAAACTCGATTTATCAATTGGTCTGCAAAATTTTTATCTTCTGGGGTGAAACCTACCCCTAGCCATTTTTGAACTTGGGCGCTAAACACAGCCTTTCTGTATTCTGACATATATTTTTCTGTGAATAACACCATGCCTGAGTTTATTTTTAAAATATCATTTAGATGAGCATCATTTATGATTTTTATTTTTTTACTCATATCCTCTAGGTTTTTTTCAAATTTTTCATTTACCTGTTGGATTGTTACGTCTAGACGATCCTCCGCCGAATCGGTTTTACGTTTTTTTTCCGAAGGAGGTAGGGACAACATTTTAGATATTCGGGTCCAGTCTGGAGAAGTGAATACGAGACTTGATCGTCGTGGGATTCTCGGCGGAAGTTCGCGGACCATCTGAGTTGCCATCGTGTCTAACGTGCGAGTAATAGTAGCGTAGTTTTTCACAAATGAAACCGTCACATTTATTTTTTTCATTGTAAGTAATAAATTCCTAAGTTCATCAACCCCCAATCCAGTGGTATTAATTCCATTCGCCAGCTTATTAAATGATACAATGCCTGTTATTTTAGATCCCATAGTAGGCGGATTGCTAAAAAAAATACCACTTGCTAATAACTTCTCTAGACGGTTATTAATGTCATATACGCCTTGGGCCGTTAAACTTGTGGCTGGCACTAACCCTAATCCAGATATTATGTCTAACCTGACACCTTCTATAAGTGGAATGTAGCTATCCAGATTGTCTGGAACCAATTTTGCTATAATGAATTGTGGACGATTTGGAGGTTTCTCATCATCGGCGCCAACTTTTTCTTCATCTTCTTCGTCGTCTTCGTCTTCGTCGTCGTCGTCGGTTGCAGCCGCTACTGCGCCAGCTGGTTTAGCAGATTTAATCTTTAAATAACTTCCAACTGTACTCAAGTCATCGCTGAGAATTGCCTTTGTAAATGCCAAATTATCGCCACTTAAATATATCAATTTGAATAACTTTGCAAATTCAATAGTACCATCATCTCCTGAATATTTACACATCGAGAAAAAACGTATCAATGCTAATTTTATTTTAGGAAGTTCTACTCCGTCTGAAGTCAACCAACTGGTTAAACGGTCAGCTATATCTTTTAAAATACGAATTCTCTGACTCTGTGAACCTAGTAGAACCCCTGTATCTACGTAATTTAATATAACTGACAGTTCAGCAACTGAAAATCCAGAATCTATAACATAGATACCGGTTTCAGTTTGATGTGCTTCACTAGATATGATAATTGCTACTTTTGCATTTGCTTTTGGACCTGTCTCTTCTGCCATATGAAGTTCTATCTTAATGCCTTCATTTCTGAAGAGACGATTATCATTTAATGTTTTATATATGCCAGTTAGTGGGTCATTGTATACATCTCTACCTGAATTCATACACTTATAAGCAGTGTACGGTTTGCCATCAATTGTAAAAGGAATCTGATTACGAGTGTCTAACAACCTGTTAATAGATTCGAATGATTCGACTACTGTAAATTTACCCTGGTCTGTAGCAGAATCCCATATATTTGTGAGAGTCTTTACCTTTTTACCAGTACCTAGCCTTTTCCTAACATACGAGCCTATGCACGCGTCATATATCCATGCGTAATCTGAAAAAGACGTTGTTAAATCAGAACCGAAATTCGCCAAACTACTAACTATTCCCATAATCTTATCCTTTTCTGTTGGGTGTAGCGAAGCAGGTAGATCTTCCGCCGGATCATCCGACGGACCAAAATAAAAGCTGTATTCCGATATATTATCCAGAACAACTGCCACCTTAAGTGCTCTTTCGTCTATCTTAGTTGCATTTCGTGGGTTTTCAACACCATGTAGAATTTTTGACATAGCTTTTGTATCGGAGTTGCCCCAACCAGCGGGTTGTGTAAAATCAAATCCAAATTCATCTGCAGGAGTATAAATCGCAACATCACGGGCAGAATCGTAAAGCAATTCCGATAACTCAGTTGAATAAATTTTTGCAAAATGTTTATTACGTGTTCCTCCCAAATCATGAAATTGGTCGAACTGAGATTTCTCTACATTACCTAATGCCTTTTTTTTATCAAACCCTCCGTTCATTTTAATTTCAGATTCCGTCTCAGCATCATTATCTAAATCGTCTAATAACTCGTCTATAATGTATTTATGCTCTTGAATAAATGATGTAATTATTTCAGTCGTCATAAATAACTCGGCAAAAACAGCACTTGTGCCTTGATTTTGTAGTGGAGGAAGAGCTCTAGACTGAGATGCTACAGCAACGCTTGCTTGAGGCACGACTCCAAGTGAAGGCATCAATGGTCGCATCTGTTGAGGAGGAGCGGGGGGTTGGTAATCCATAGTTACTGTCCTCTCAAATTGAGGGGACGGTGGTTTAAATTGTGTCACAGACGGGGGATTTTTTTTAACAGGATCGAGATCAACGTCCATATCCCCAGGCTGCATAGTTACCTCTCTCACAAATAGAAAGGGTTTTTTATCTGAACCTTTTGATCCAAATCCACTCATTATATAATATTATATATAATGGGTATATTATTATGCCGATGGTAGATCTGCCAAGCACATCCGAATCTCACCTAGACTCGCCACATCATACTTCACAATTAGCGGAAGGTCGTTTCCTAAATATAGCTCTAATTGGCTACATAGCGGCGTACACTTAATGAAATGGCTTAGACTCTTGAGCGAAAACTCACCCTGGACCACGACTGATGCATCAGGTTTATTAATGAACTCCATATATCCACCTGACTCCGACCGCAGAATACGTGAACTGGCAAAATCACCTTCGCATGAAAAAATTAGATCATTACCAACCGACTTGATTTCAATTCGATCCGAGATTCCCGTCAAGTCTCGGATAATCTTCTGGAAATCTGTGGTCGGCATATTGATGACGGTCGAATATTCCACATCAGGAACCACGAACTCCTCAGTGTCTGGCTCAATTAGTCGGAGCTTCTGATTATATCGCTGCTTGATGTCGCCATTGTCGTACTGCAAGCCTAAGTGAGACACAATACCATCATGGTAATCGGCCTTATCGATATAAATGGAGAGTGTGTCGTCATTCGACATTGTGGAAATAACCTTGAATAAATGGAGGGTGTTCGCACATACGATGATCTTATCTGGATCACACCGATACTTCTCGAACCGGTCGGCGTGTAACATGACATTTACCAAAATCGTATGTGTCTTGTCGAAATTGATGATTCGCATTCCCTGCTTTGTAAATGTAATAGATGCGTCGGTCAATACATCCTTAAGGGCGGTAATCATATTCCTTATAGGTGATACCTGGACGCTGTGGATTTCTAATACTTTGTCCGAGCTCATTATTATCTTATTAGTAGTACTTACTGTTTATATTGTTTTGCAGTTCGTTTTGTTGGAAAAAAATAAATACTATATTAAAATTACACATACTTGAAAATATTCAAGCGAGCATTTGATTCGCACGCACTTGTTCTGCCGCCCATCGCTTAAACCGTTCGGAACCAATACTATCCAGTGTTTGTTGGTAGTATTCCTCGGTAGTCCTGTAGCTTGACTTGTATGGGATTGTATATAAGATATCATGGTTTTCAAGGACCAAGATATCCGCCGGAGTCCGTCTAAATGTTAGAATAGGACTATTCATCGGTGTTGGTGGTGGTACAGGAACAGTTCGTACTACTGGCGGTGCAACTATTACAATCGGCGATTGTGTCTGTACCACTGCTCTCACCGGTACTACCGAAGTTGGAGCTGGAGTTGGAGCTGGAGCTGGAGTTGGAGTTGGAGTTGGAGTTGGAGCCACTCGCACTACTGGTGCTTGTATCTGTACTAACGGAGCTGGAGTTGGAGTCGCTCGTACTACAGGATTTGAAGCTGGAGTTGGAGTCGCTCGTACTACAGAATTTGAAGCTGGAGTTGGAGTCGCTCTCACAACCGGTAGCGGAGCCATACCCCGTCGAATAACGGGTCCGGCATTCGCAATGAACCGTTTGAATACCTCGTCCGATTCATAAAAACTAACCTTTGTCGTGCACGGAGTCGGCATCTTCTTAAAATCGTCCGGTGTCGTCGGCACAAAATCCACAAACACAAATATCCCATTCAGATCATTATGATTCGCCTCCTTACCGAGTAATTTCCAAAGTGGCATTGCTTCTATCATTCGCCCATCCGACGAGATATGGGCGCGCGAACAATTCATATTCTTTAAACCATAATGAGGAAACCCATTTTTCAGAGCCGACAGAGACACTGATCTACCATCACAATTGATGCGATACATATCCATAGTCCAATACCCTCCATCAATAGGAACTCGATGATTGTCGATCAATTTCTCTACGATACCCGAGTTTTTAACCGTTTCGTGGAATGATTTCCACATATTCGCGTCATGGCTACTAGCTTTGATTGCGCCAACTTCCAAGTTGATTTTTACGGTACTCAATTTCGAATTTGAATACCTCGTGCGAATGATCTCGCGAATATTATTTAATATCATTTGGTCCGTTACGTTGTGCCCGAGTCGATCTAGACTAAATTCGAGTTCGATCGATGTACCAGACGGCGTCAACGTTGTCTCGTCACTCTCTATCTCTTCAACATAGGTATCGGTACCAAGGAAAGGCCCTTTACACACCTGTAGACCCTTACCACGCTTTCTATATTTGATTTCCCATTTTGCCGTTGCATGGTCTGGATGAAACTTCGTCAAGCACTTCTTCAATCCATGACCGTTCCTATGCGTATTGTCGGTAGGATCCTTTGCAGCCCAGCTGAGTAGACGGCGTTCATTTGTAATCCCAATACCATTATCCGTCATCGTTAAAACTCCTTGGGTTCTCTCGCTATTTATTTTTATTTGTATATCGATTGTCGTGGCCTTACCTTGGCCCATAGCTCCATCAAATAATTCGGGTAATACCAGATACGCTTCAGGGAAATCATCTGTGTAGGGGACTGCCTCGTATGCCGAACTCCTCCAAAGTGCTGCGTAATGATCTGAGTTCATTTTATATATTGTGTTGATCTATGTGATTTTATTTTATATATATAAAATATGGGTTCAATTTTATAGTAGGGGACCAAGATTTAACGACAAAACCTCCTTCCGAAGAGGAGGTCTTTAATCTGTAAATGGTGTAAAGGAGGGGTGCCGACTTCATCGGCGCAAACGACGTAGTCGTTAAACCTTGGTTTCCCCCTACTATTTATCTACCATAGTCTCCTTAGCGAGTACATGGATTACTTTGGGATAGTACACCTCACGGTCGCTGCCGGCAAGCGTATGTTTGTGTATATCCAAGCATTTCTTAGAGAACTCTGAATTTACATCCTGGTATTCTGGGTTCTCCTGTTTCCATTCCATTAATTTTCCCATACTTTTATATGACACAGTTTGTATTGCCTTTTGTAGCTTGGAATCATCAGCTTCCTTCGTCCACTTATCCTCGTCTTTGATATACATGGTTTCCCGCTTGGTATCCGTACAGTGAATCGGTCTCTCGTTGATACCCAGTTGTTTCAGATTATCCATGAATATCTTGGAAATACCATTTACAAAACCGAGTTGTGCGTTATTCTCCAGGTCTTGGTGGGAAATCTCAATATTCTTTACGAAATCCGCAAAGTTTATTGCATCTTTACACTGCTCGTTGAGGAATAGATTGATATTGAACTTCTGATTGTTATTATTATTGATTGTGTTGTTAATCGGTTTACAGCATTCGATCGCTTTACTCATGGTGTCTGCATTTTGAGTCATTATAGTTTCTATTGTTTTACTCATTGTCTCGGCCGTTATTTTCGATTGATCTACTATAAAATTACGTAATTCTACGTTATCACTTAATATACGCTGATTCTCATTTAACAAACGATTTACCAATTCAATGTACCTAATTTCAATCGGAGATTCTTTTGGTTCAATCGGAGATTTTTCTAGTTCAATAATTGGTTTAGGTATACATTTCTTTGCATGGTACCATAAACTGCTGCGACCAGCATAATCTTTGTTACAATTAACGCAAATATATTTATTCGGAGATTTTTCTCGTTCAATTCCAGGAGATAAATGCTTACGAGTTGACGTATGTTTTTTCCATTCTGATAATTTTCCACAGCTATAATCACAACGATCACAAATATATTTTTTTTCTAAAGCGTTCATTTAAATATTGAACGAAAAAAATCTCCGGAAAAATACGCAAGAAAATACTATGCTAACAAAAAAATCATGCAAATCCGCAAATCAAAGCATTATGCTGCGAACTCGCTTTTCTAGAAAATGAGGGTTTATAGAGTTTTGTATAATTATTTTTTGGACATTTATAAAATGTCCAAAAAGATTCTGAGCCTATTAATAATGATGGCCTTCCCAAGACTTCCAACACTTATTGATTTACCTACTTAAAGAACGACCCAGACAACCATGCATCCTTGTTTGCCTTATCTAGCGCGGTTTGCAAGTCAGGATTGACGTCGGTATTAAAATAATATTTACCATTTCTATTCAAGACGAACTCAGGTAAGTCCTCCATTCCACTATACTGATGGCAAACACTAATTTTTACAAGATGTTCGACATCATCTTTACCATGCATTGCGTTAAATATGCGATGCAGATAAGTGATTTCGTCGTTGGAACGATCGACAACATAATAATAAATCCCTTGGTCGTAACAGTCGAATGTAAGAATTACATTAACCAACCATTTGTTATTTTCACTGAGATATAATACTCTATCTGCATCTGAACGAAGGGCGTTGAAAATCTTGTCATTTGTCTGAATACTTAATTTCTTTACTGTTTCCATTTGACTCATATACTTATAAAGGTTTATATGGTTTGATATAAAAAATAAATAT